CGTCTTAACTGTTTTGGCGCGGAGTTTCTTCACAAAATCATCTAAAGTTTTGTGACCGGCATCCATATCGCCACTGCCCATGCCAACGACAGTCTCTGGCGGAATCACATATTCCCCGCCCGCTGCGATAATCGGAACAAGTTCTCCAGTATAGCCGCCGCGAGCATAGGCTCTGGGCAGGCCACCATACTGTTTCACGATGTCCGTCATAATGCGGAACCCCGCCATGGTATTCCCTTCCCCCATAGCAGAAATGATATCTGCTGGGATGACATAAGACCCCGATGGGACATGCATAGGCAGGTGGTCAGTGCGGCCCGCGACAGGGCTATGGATCGGCCCGATATGCGGCTTAATTCGAGGTGCCCGTGGCTTGAGGCTGCCCATTTTGCCAGGGGTCATACCTTGGGTTGTGGTAGTAGTCGTTGTGGACCCCATACCGCCAAACGCTCTCTTAGTGCGCCGCGCTGTCTCCAAAGCAATTGCAATCGCCTGCTTTTGAGGGCGGCCAGAATGCATCAGCTCGCTGATGTTGGAGCTAACGGTCTTTTGGGATGAGCCTTTTTTTAGGGGCATGGTCATAGACTCAGGTTGTAGAAGGCGATTGAACCAATCCCTGAACCGGCAGGGCTGTTATTGATACCACGGGCAGCAAGAGTGAAAACATCACTTGCGTTGAACCCATTACCTGTCAGCGATGCACTAACCCCAAGTTGAAGATCAAAGTTATAGCCAAATGGCGCAATGATCGGAACAGAACCTTGGTTGGTAGATACAACGTAATCAGTCTGTACGATTGCGTCAGCGGTTGCCGTACAGGATGTTGCGGCGGTATCAACGTCAACCATGCTACCGGAAATTGGTCCATCAGCAAATGTAGCGCCAGTCAGTGTCGCATTTCTGATCAATACGACTTCATAATCGCCAGAGTCAGTTGCTATGAAGTTCACTATTGATGGGATTATGATTGCACCAAAGTAACTTGAATTTATTCGGATTGACACCAATGGAGTGAATGTTAAGCCAGTATTATTAGCTATAGAAACACCATTGCCTGTTGGTCGCGCGATTTGCGGCGATGACACTTGATCGTATCCGCCTTCCGAAATCACAGTTGCACAAATCATCGTTAGCGTGGACGATGACGCAGTTGTTCCAGTGTTGGTAATTTCATATCGCAGCGGCAGTGTAGCTGTCTGCATGTACACCTTTGTAGATGTAGATTGGTTGGCGTTTTGAAACGTATGGCAAACGATGTACTGCCCATTGATAATGAACCCACAACGGACATTGCCAACGCCTAACCATTCAACATCAAAGAACAAAATTTGTGTCTTTGTTAAGTCAAGCGTAATACCGGACGGACCAGTCCCGTTTAACTTATCACCATTCCAGTTAGCTTGTGCCACATAACGAGTATCATCGACGGAGCCGCCAGTATAAGTGCGGATAACAAACGTGACGCCGTTTGGACCTTGTTCTAAATACACGCCGTTATATGCACTGAACAAACCAACACGCTGGGTGAGATTTGTCTTTGCAGCCGACATAACAAACGTCTGATAGATCAGCATACTTTTTCCCGGTTGATACGGGAAAACACGGAATGTTTGAGCAACCGCTGTGGAGCCAGACGTAGTAGTCGTATTCAACGACACGGACGATTGATTGGTGTTATACGTTGTTGTACCGCCAGTCGCGGTGACATAACTATAGTGGATATCAGCCGCAAACCGACTTTGACTGTCGAACAACGTAAAGGGGTTTGAGATTCGTAGCCGCCCAAATGCGTCCACCTGTGTTCCACCCAATTGAGCATAGGATGGATAAGACGGACTGAATCCAAGTGGAGGCCATGAAGTAATCGTCATCAGCCCGGCCCCCCACCAACTTTGAATGTAACCGTCGATGCGGATGCATATGCTGCTACGAACCCACCACCAGACAAGACTTGCTGTCCTGTCCACTGAACTGTCTGATAGCCAATGATTGGCGCGGCATAGAACAATGCGTTACTTGCTCCAGCAGTGCCACCTTTGGCTACCAAAGAAATATAGAACGTAGCAGGCACCCCTGACGTATTGCAGATTTCTATGTCAACAATCGCCATCTGCACATTGCTAGGTACTGTGTAGAGTGTTGAAAATCCACCAGTTCCTGCCGCGCCAGACGCAAGGGGTGTGCCCCTTACGTAAGCATATAAACCAGTCATAGCCTGATTGATGCCGTTGATAGCAACAACGCCATTTTTCTGGGCTGTGAGAATGTCGTCAAGACTCGCGGCCATTAGAACCTACCATCGGGTTGGAGCCGATATCTGAAGTTACCTAACCGCCACCAAGAGTCGATATCATTGCTTTCGATTTTGATCGAAACCAGACGCCCCCTAAATCGCGGCGTAATATAAGTTGTTGCCTGTGTCAGCGTGTATGGACCATACGCGATAGGAGTTTGACCAGCAAAGTCTGTCACGTAGAACGTCAACAGAATGTTCGCACCCTGTGTGCCACCATAATAGCCCCACTTCATATCAGGCCATACTTGGTCAATGAACATCTTCACATCAGCTTCAGACAGCACGAAATAGCCAGTTTGGAACGAGCTAAACATGGCTGTTCCATCGGCGTCCGGCGATGTTTCGTGCTGGAAGATGTACGTGTTTAAGCCCGCACCAATCGGCGGCCCAAGCACTGATTCATTGATCCATGCGGATCGTGCAACATATGGGTTTTGAGCCGTATTGAACCCATAATCCCACTGGTCCAAAACGACATTGTACTTCACATAGCCTTCGTTCTCACCGCCATTGCTGACAGTCGGGAAGTACCACGTTATTTCACCAAATCGGCTATTTGGCGCGATTCTGATCTTGTCGAGATTGGTTGTATCCAAGTCTTGGAACACAATGTCCCATACAGGACATCTGATCGGCTCAACGCCACCACCAGCAAGTCTAAAAAACTGGCTAGGACCCATCCAATATACAACACCACCCAAGGACCCAGCAGCCTTGCGACCAATCAAGCCGCAGCCCGTGCCAAGTTCGTTGAACTGATAGACATAAGGAGGACCAACATATTGCATTGCCCATGCACCAAGGTCCGTCCAAATCAGACCTTGTTGAGGACCCTGAATGCACTGCACAATTCGTGATCCTTTGGGGATACGGTATGATCCAGCCTGATTTACGATAGATGCGATCCATGTGGTGTAATCGTTTACATCACACCATCGGATGAGCATCGGATCGCTCACGCCGGTAAATGTGGAACCCCATGCAATGATCTGTCGCTGTGGCATCGCGACAAACATGCCTTGGTTTACCGGCGGCGCATTAGCGATGACATTTGCAACGACATTCCCGCTAGTAGGCGACCATTGATAGATTGGACCATTCAACGGGTTGGAGATAAATACCTCACCCCAATTGTCTAGAGTCCAATCAACGGCATTGATCGGCTGCCCTGCACCCTGCAACGATGAAAGACCGCTGCCATATGCGCCTGCGCCATACGGCCCCACGCCATATCCACTGGCTACAGGCGACGGGCCAAGTCCATTGTAGTAAAGCAGATATACATTGCCACCATTCTGCTCAACAGAATACGAACCAGAGATAGTGCCGCCGGATACGTATGCGCTAGTCGTGGCATTAGCATATGAGATACTACCAGCAGTCGCACCAGTCAGTGTAGCTGCTGCATTATAGCCCGCCGGATTGATTCCAGTTACAACGACATTATCACCAATTTCAAAAGTGACAGCCGCTGAGTATGTAATTGTTGCAGTTGCACCTGTTCCAGATGCACCCGTCACAGCAATCGTACCCGCTACATTAGACGCAGAGATTGTGAAGTTATCTGCATCAACGACAGTCAACACTTGATAGTTGCCGTACAGCGTCACTCCGCCCGCAGAGGTTGCGACTAGAACTGGGAATGTATCTCCAACTGAGTAGCCATGATTTGCCAGTTCAACATTGACGAAATCGCTGCCCGATTGAAGAGTAAACACAGGAACAGCGCCGCCGTTGGCAACTGTAGATGTCGCCAGTTCTGGCTCTCCAAATACATCGCGAGCATAAATGTTGTAGCTTGAACTAGTCACTTTAGTGACCTGATATTGCCCAAACAGAATCAACCCGCCAACGCTCACCTGCGTTTTGATGTAAACAACGTCGTAGTTGGTTGTTTCATAGTTGGCATCAACCACAGTAACAACATCACTGCCAGCCGTTGTGCTGAAATCAGGTACTACGTTGTCGATTGTTGTTTGCGGTGTAATGTCTTGAATGCCAGAACCAATGATGACTTCCAACGCACCACCGCCACCTGCAATCAAACCGCCGGATACATATGCCGTGGTCGTTGCGCTCGCATATTCAACTGTTGTCGGCGTAGAATTAGTCACCAAATAAGTGCCGTTATAGGCAGATGGATTTATGCCGGATACTGTAATTGCATAACCTACGGTAAACGTGAAGTTAGCCGCGTGCGTAAGCGTGACAGTAGTTCCATCACCCGTTGCATTAGTGACCGTGAAAGGTCCTTGACCTTCTGCACCCACGCCAAGATAAGAGTTTGCATTGGTATCCTCCCAGCCCCACAGGCACCGAACGATTGAGCCAATTTGGCTTGAAAAATACTTCGTCCAGCCGCCAAGCTTTTGAACCAAGCCACCAATAGTCCGATCAGGAATAAACCTAATCAGTTGGCTTTCAGAAATAGCTGCTTCGTTCAAGGCAGGCGTTTTATTCTGAT